ACGTCACAGTACGTCCCCTATGGGAACTAGCACACCCACCCATAGGTATCTGCTCTCGTAGTTGAAGTCGCGCAAACTATGGGCGTACAGAGGCCGCCACGTCACCAAGAATGACCCGTATGGATTACCTCATCGCGATTTTTGCTGCCGGTCTCGTTGCTGCATTCATCATCTCAGCGGTCGACTACTTCGTCGATCTCGGCCTGGTACGGGCCGTCATCGCGGTCGTTTCGTCGCTGGTGGCGCTGCTGCTCCTGGGGCACCAGCACGCCCTCACTGTCGTTGTTGCCGAGACCCTAGCGGCGTCCTTCGTGGCCATGTTCCTGTTGCAGATCGTGGCCAAATTGAACGAGCCCACGCGTCGGCGGTGACATGAACCTCCACATCTTTTCCGCCCCCGAAGACGATTTCGACAACGACGAGTACGGGCGCGTGTACGTCGTGGAGTCCGCTCACACCGCTGTCAATCTTCTTACCGACAGCAGCGCGATCACGCTCGTCACGCAGGCTGAGACGTCGGTGGATGAGGACGTTTTGGACTCGATAGGCGACCTCGTCATCGCCAAGGATCCCGAGGAGTACGTACTGTCTCGGGCCATGCCCGGCGACGTTGCCCTTCTATCGTGGGACGAGTCCCAGGAGGCCTACGACCGACTTCGTGTCCTCAACAGGTCTGGTGTCACAGTCCTGGATCCAGATGATGATTACATCGAGGTCGTCCTGGACAAGAACGTGGACCTGGAGGACCTGGTCGATTTAATAACGCGACGCGTTACTACCGACGTCCTGCAGAGCCTCCGCGAGGAGTTCGACGCGCCGACCAGGCGCTCCAAGTTTCGCTCGCGACCGCCCAGGGCGTAGTATGCACGCGCAGTCGCGTAGACGGGACATCCATGGGCATCTGGGATCACGGCCTCACTCCGAGTGAGTTCATGGCCGCCTCCTACCTGAAAGAGGTCTCAGGTCGCTGTGGTCCGACCGAGTTGGCCCAAGTGATGTCGGTCAGTGTCGCCACCGCCAAGAGGACCATTCAATCGCTGGTGGATAAGGGCCTCATCGAGCGGCTTAGCCGTGGTCGTTACGAAATTCTGTGGGTGAGCCCTGAAAGGTCAACTGTGAGCCTTGAAGGCTCACCAGTGAGCCTTTCTCCGGACTTTACCGATGTCTATATGACTACTAGTACTAGTAGTCATGACTGCATAGAAGTACCTAACGGTACTTCTATACAGGGGGGTGAACCCCCTCTGGAGGTGTACGAAGTAAAGGGGTTCCCTGTGGCTGATGATCTCCCGCCCGGCAAACTGACACCGACACCCGACCCAGCACCCCGCCGACGTGGTGGCACCCACAGGTCCGCCATGCGCGGTTGGCGTGAGGACCCCCGCGAGGTCTGGACGATTGAGCACGTAGCCAGAGAGTTCGTCATGCGAGTCCATGAGCACAACCGGGCCCAGACCTGGCACGCCCTGCCGATGTACCCCGACGGAAAGGCCCTCAGGCACGCCCTGCGTGACGCACAGCGGGAACAGGGCACCAACGTCGCGGACATGCTGGCGGCCATGGATCTCTTCTTCCAGAAGCCCCCCAGGGCCCCCGAAAGCAAGAGTCTTGTCGGCCACTTCATGCACGCCGTGTCGAACTACCGGGCCTCCCTGATCGGGGATGACCTCCTGCAAGAACTCGAAGACGAATTCGCCAACAAGCCCGGATGGGGTAAACGTGTTTGAACAGCATCGGCCGCAACTGCGGTCACGGCTCCGATCGGCCAGGATTCCCGCCAAGTATCAGGGCCTGACCCTGGAGAGTCCCCACTTCAAGGACCTGCGGTTCTCCGAGCGATCCGTCAACGGCTGGCTAGACGAGGCCTCGTCCGGGAACGTGATCGCCGCCGCCGGGAAGTTCGAGACCTGTGGTGTTGGCCTCTGGGCGACAGGCCCCCGGGCTCAGGCGCTCCTCAGCGCCGTTCTGCAGGAGGTTCTCATCCGCACCGAGGAGGAGGGAACCACCGGCTTGTACCTGAACGCTGACGACTACCTGGACTGGTCCAGGCCCCGCGACGAGGACGCCCCCAAGACGACGCGTGATCGGCCCAACGTGCGCGAGCGCTCGGTGCTGGTGCTCTCCGATCTCGGACCGTCAAATCAGACTACGGACTGGAGCAAGGCTACCGTCCGCTCGCTACTCACAAGACGCTTCGAGGACGGGTTACCGACTCTGGTGGCCGCACACTTCCAACCCACCGAGATGTTCAGTGCGGACTTGGCCCGTGAGATGTTCCATCGACTTGCGATCATGGAGACGTCCGGATGAGAGGGGCGGAAATGGCCAAGAGCGAATGGCGGGTCGTGCAGATCTTCCTGAGCCCCAAGGGCGCCGGGATCTTTGAGGTCGAGATGACCACCGACGGCGCCGCGGTCCGCTGCAACTGCCCGACCTTCAAGTCGCGACGCAACTGCCGTCATGTCCGCTGGGTGCAGGCCAAGATGGCAGAGACCGGCGTCTACCCGGTCATGGTCTTGTCATCTGCGTCCGACGTCAACATCGCCGAACAGATGGCGGACCCGGAGGCTTTCCGGGACTTCATCATCCGTTACGGGAAGATTGAGGTCGTCTGATGCAGGGCGGGGATCTCTCCAACGAGGTTCCCCCGCGGCTCTTGGTTACTCTGGACGCGATCAGTGATGAATACGTTGAGGCCAAGACCTTTCTCGGTATCCGCGTGGGAACCCGCACCGAACGGATCATTGACCGGGAGTCCATGGCCACGTTGTGGCGGGTCTCCCTCCGTGCATTTCTGCGTATGGAACTCGTTGTCTTTACTGACGACGTAGACGAAGCGACACGCATCCTCGACGACCTTGACAGGCAGGGCGTTCAGCCCTTCAATTACTCCTCTGCTTGCAGTTCGCCAGACACGCTGGTTGAGTTGCTCCCGTATCGGCCGGAGGTGATCGGGGTGCTGGACACGCCAGAACGCCGCGCACGGTACGGGATCGCAGGGATCGACATCGGCTACCTGACGGGGATGCTCTGACCTTGGCACACGACAACGAGATTCGACTACTCAGTCGCGCGGTGCGTGACAGGAACATCATTCCTCTCATCGACGCACGCGTGACCACTGACTGGTGGGTCAACCCGGAAGCGCGAACGCTATGGCGTTGGCTGCTGGAACACTGGGGCAAGTACGGCGAGGTGCCTACCGCAACCAGTGTCCTGGACGAGTTCCCCAACTTCCCGCTCCTCAAGGTTGAGGACTCCCTGGAGTACCTGCTGGATCGGTTCATCGGGTATCGCAGGTACGTGCACGTAGAGGACATGCTGCAGTCCGCAGGCGACATCCTGACGAAGACCAACGACCACGAAGCGGCCCTGACTCTGGTCGAGCGCTCACTGGCGGATATCTATAAGGACGGTACGCCGGGAGTTACGGATCTGATGCTTCACCGTGACCCACTGCGTCGTTACGACGAGTACATCGAGGCAGAGAAGATCGCTGGGTCACTGCTTGGGCTGACCACCGGATTCAGCAAGATCGACGAGGCCACCGCGGGACTGCAGGGCGGACAGTTGATTACGGTGATCGCTCCTCCGAAGACAGGCAAGAGCCAGGTTCTCCTACAGATGGGCATCAACACCCACGAAGCCGGGCACGGAGTTCTCTTCACGACATTCGAGATGACTAACCGTGAGTGCCAGGACCGTCACGACGCGATGCGATCGAAGGTGTCGTACAACCGGATGCGCCGTCGTTCACTGCTGGAGCCGGAGAAGAACTCGTATCGGAAGATGCTGGAGCACATGGACGGTATGCAGAACGAGTTGACTCTGTCAGACTCCATGACCGGGATCACGGTGTCGGCGTTGGCCGCGAAGATCGAACAGCGCCGCCCTGATGTCGTGATGGTCGACGGTGTCTACCTCATGATCGACGAGGCCAGCGGTGAGTCGAACACACCGCAGGCCCTCACCTCTATCACCCGATCCTTGAAGCGTCTGGCCCAGCGGCTGGAGATACCGATCGTCATCTCCACACAGACCCTGCTCTGGAAGATGCGCGGAGGCAAGGTCACCGCTGACTCGATCGGTTACAGCAGTTCGTTCTTCCAAGATTCCGACGTCATCCTGGGTCTTGAGGAGATCGAGGAGGAGCCGGAGGCCCGCCTGCTGAAGGTGGTCGCGTCCCGAAACTGCGGCCCCGAGGAGGCCGTGCTGACCTGGAGATGGGATACCGGCTGCTTCCACGATGACGACCTCTCCGAAAACTGCCCAGGATGTCTTGTGGCGAGTCGCGGAGGGCCTTATGCTCCCAAGAGTAGTAATATCGACACGCAGTTGGATGATCATTCCGACACCGGAGAGGAACTATCGGCATGAGTCTCGTCAACGAGATCGCGGAACTTCTGTACAGCGAAGAAGTCACTCCAGTCCCCTGGGAGCGTGCCCTCCCGGAGGACCGCGTCTACTTTCACAAACTCGCCGATGTCGTGGTTGACGCGGTCGTCGAGCATCTGGTCATCAAGGACCAGGACTTCGCTGGAGGTCTGGGTGCCGCCATCCAGTACCTGCAGAACGACGCCGACATGGACCGCCTGCGCCGCGGAGCCGACAGTGCACGACGATGACAATCCCCACTACGACTACGAAAACCCCTGGACGTACAACAGGGCGGACCACAAGCAGTTGTCGTTCAAGTTCCCTGACAAGGCGCGGGTAACCTCGAACGTACTGGGGAGTAACGTCAAGGTCGTTACCACCAAGACTAACCAGAATGCACTGGACTCGGGTTGGCTCTCGGAACTGCGCGAGCAACTGGAGTCGACCCTCCAGCAGATCCTGGATCGCCTGGACGAACTAGAGGACCGCCTGTCCTCCGAGAACGTTGATTGACGTCGAGGCCACGCTCAATCGACTGGGCGTGGCCGGTCGCGCATCAGGTGACGAGTTCGTCGCCCGCTGCCCTATGCACCGCGTGCGCACCGGCAACGAGGACTCTCACCCGTCTTGGTCCATCAACCTCAGGACTGGGTTGTTTCTCTGCTTCAGTTGCGGGTACGCCGGTTCAATTCACCGGCTCATCGTGGACATGGGCGGAGCGCCCGACGTTGAGCAGGCCAAGACCTTTGCGGTGCGAGGCTCCTTGCAGAACACGCTGAAGTCGATCCCCGGTCCGTACCACGCCCCCAATCCGAAGCCGCTACTCCCCGAGTCCTCTTTGGCGGGATTCGGCAAGCCACCGCGGTGGGCCTTGCGCGAGCGCAACCTCACGGCACAGTCCTGCGAGCATTACGAAGTTCTCTGGGATCCCTACGACGATTGCTGGATCCTCCCGATCCGTGATCCCCAGGGCGGTCTGCTGGGTTGGCAGGTGAAGGGCCAGAGCACCCGCACCTTCCGCAACCACCCAGTCGGTGTGAAGAAGTCTGAGACGCTCTTTGGGTACAGCGTGTTTGCTGGCGGACTGATGGTCGTAGTCGAAAGTCCCCTAGACGCTGTGCGACTGCACGCTGAGGGAATCCCCGGAGGGGTCGCCGTCTTCGGGGCCATCGTGTCTCGACAGCAGATCATGCTCATGAGCGCCGCCGACGAGGTCGTTCTTGCGCTCGATGCCGACGCAGCCGGACGCAAGGCCAGTCGGCAACTGTTGAACGCAACCCGCGGGGTTCTGAAGGCCGTGCGGTTCTTTTCGTACACCGACGACACCCGTAAGGACCCCGGGGAACTATCGGCCGAAGAGATTGAGTCCGGTATCCGCAACGCCAAGTCGCGCGTCCTCGGCGAGGCCGCGTTGTGACCAGGCCCATTACCGACCTCTTCGCTGTGCAGGCCGACGGCCAGGACCTCCGCTGGCTGGGCGCAGTCCATGAGTGCCCGCTATGCGAGTGCGACGTCTTCCACATCTTGGCGCGCTTCGATCAGGGTGAGGTCGCCTTCTACTTCCTGGACGCCATCTGCGCGGGCTGCGGTGCAACCTTGAAGGCCCCGTGCCCTGAGGACGTCATTGACTGATGTTCACCGGTGAACTTCTCCCGTACCAGCGGGAGGCCGTGGAGACGATGGTCAATAGGAAGAAGATCCTCGTCGCCTACGACCTGGGACTAGGCAAGACCGTTATTTCACTGTCTGCCGTCGAGAACTTGCGCGCCGCCGGGCAGATACGCAAGCCCACGCTGGTGGTTGCCCTAGCCAGCCTCAAGTACCAATGGGGTACGTCCGTATCCAACTTCACGGACAGCAACGCAATCGTGGTTGATGGGACCAAGACCAAACGCCATTCTCAGATTCGCTCTGCGGTTAACTGGCAGTACAACGACATTCAGTACGTGGTGATGAACTACGAGAGCGTCGTGAATGACTGGTCGTTCGTTACCGACCTAGATCTCGACGCGATCATTATCGACGAGGCCACGGCCATCAAGGGATTTCGCAGCAAGAGATCCAAGAAGATCAAGGATCTCGCCCGGTCCGTTGACGTCAGGTACGCCTTAACGGGAACCCCCGTGGAGAACGGCAAGCCTGAGGAGATCTTCAGCATCCTGCAGGCCGTAGACGGGAAGATCCTAGGTCGCTTTGACCACTTCGACGCGTCCTACATCGTCCGCAATCAGTGGGGCGGCGTTCAGAGGTACACCAATCTCGATCGGCTACACACGCGAATCTCTGGCGTACTCATCAGGAAGACGCAGACTGACCCGGACGTCGCACCGTACCTACCTGACACTATCCACCGAGACCCGTTGATCGTTCCGATGGAACGCACGGTGCGCGGTATCTACCGGACCGTTGCAGACGAACTCACCGAACTGTTGGAGTCCGCGGTGCAGGCTTACGGAACTTCGTGGGACGTTTCGGCGCACTACGGCGTATCACAAAGGAAGGGACCTCCCGACGACGTCCTTGGACCGATCATGAGCCGACTCATGCTGCTGCGACAGTTGGCTACCTTTCCGGAGTTGGCGGTCGAGTCCGCCGACGCGTTTGGTGCCCGTCTTGAGGGCGACTCCGCCCGCACTCTCGGATCTCCCGTCGCTTACGCACTTGTCTCCGAGGACGGAGTCCGGGAGTCACTCCTGTCGGCCAAGAACAAGAAGATGGAAGCGCTGCAGGCACTGGTACGAGATCACCTGGACTCAGACGATGACGCCAAGGTGGTCGTCTTTACTTCGTTCCGACTGTCCGCCAACAGGATCGCTGAACTGCTTGACGGTGTCGTGTACTCCGGTGACCTCGACGCCAGACAGAAAGAGGCCGCCAAGATCTCCTTCCAGGAAGACCCCGATGTGCGCGTGTTGGTCTCGACTGACGCAGGTGGGTACGGCGTCGATCTGCCGCAGGCCAACCTGCTCGTCAACTTCGATCTTCCGTGGTCGGCTGGTACAGCCGTACAACGCAACGGACGCATCCGCCGCGCGTCCAGCCGCTGGCCGACCGTCGTGATCCAGGACCTACTGACGGACGGCAGCATCGAGATCCGCCAGCACGACTTACTGCGGCAGAAGAACTCGGTGGCCGGTGCCGTTGTGGACGGGCAGGGCATAGATACCCGTGGAGGGGTGCGCTTGGGAGTGGGTAGCCTCCTGGGCTTCCTTCGCGGTCAGGGCTGACTGTCAGACCCTCTGTCTATCGTTCTACTTGTTGAATCGACACACCGTCAGGCCTACTTGCAGAGAACGTCTCTGCCATGTACGGTCGGGCAGACACAGGGAGGGAAGACCATGGCACGCGTAGCCAACACTGTTCGGGAGATCCGCAGCGAGGACCCGTTCGTCTCGCTGGTGAAGGAGTACCAGTTCGTCAAGTCGCAGGCTGAGGCACTTGCCGCGCGCCAGAAGGAACTTCGCGACTCCATCATCGAGACCGTCGATGCGCTCGGCGAGCCCGACGACGTCGGGCACATCTGGCTCGAACTGCCCGATCAGATCGAGGGAGTGCGCGGACTCGTCAAGGAGCGCCGCGTCTCGCAGAAGTTGGACGAGGACCGCGCGCAGGAGATTCTCCAGGAGAAGGACTTGCTGACCCGCTGCACCAAGTTCGTTCGTCAGGTGGATGAGGCCGAAGTCTGGGAGGCCAAGCAGGAAGACCTGCTCACCGAGGACGACCTTGAGGCGATGTTCGAAACGAAGGTGTCATGGGCGCTGAAGTTGAAGTAGACACGTTCTTCTCTGATCTGTACTACCCAGGGTCAAAGCGGCTCCGCCGCGAGGCTCCCGAGACTCCGGTCAAGATGGCTGAGAGGTCTTGGGACAGCAGCCCCATCAAGAAGATGCGTCCTGGCGGGGAGGTCGTGGAGTACTTCTTCCCGGGCTCTCTCGCTCAGGCACTTGGAAAGTCTGCCGTCACCATTCGCTTGTGGGAACGCCGCGGCTACCTGCCCCGGACTCCCTACCGACTTCCGGGGTACACCGATGCCAGAGGCAAGGAGCACCCCGGCAAACGGGTCTACACCCGACCCATGATCGAGATCGCCGTCGAAGAGTTCTCATCTCGCGGCCTTCTCGGCAACGCCCGCATCGAGTGGAAGAAGCACGTAGATCTGACCATCGCTCTAGTCGAGCGCTGGAAGAACGACAAAAACTAGGAGAAAGCCGATATGCCTACCGCCGCACGCCGCCGAGACACCGCCGATTACATCCTGGACGAGGGCCTCATGGAAGAGCCCTACCGGGAAGACGATGAGAACGTTCGCGCACCCCGATCCTCCGCCATCCAGAGTGGTTGGGATGCCGCCCTCAAGTCGTCCAACTCAGGCCAGTACACGAACGACTTCCGCTGGACCGAGGACAAGCAGTTGGTCAAGTTCCTGGGCCGTGAGCCCTTCGCGGTCTACAACCAGCACTGGATCAACGAGCGCCAGGGTAAGAAGTCCTTTACCTGCACCGACGATGCGACCTGTCCGCTGTGCAGTATTGGCGACAAGCCCCGCCGCAAGATCTGCTTCTCCCTGGTGAACCTGTCCGCGGAAGAGCCCCAGGTGGAGATTCTCACCATCTCACCCACCACCGCGCAGATCTTCCACCGCTACGACATGGACAGCGCCACCGGTCCCCTGGACCGGATGTACTACTCACTCAGCAAGACCGGCACCGGTCCCAAGACGCTCTTCAACGTCGAAAAGGTTCGCCCCCAATTCCTCGAAGAGGAGTGGGAGATGTCCGTGGCGGACGCCGAGGCAATCGTGTCCGGCGCTGAGGCTCTCTCTGATTCCATCATCCCTACCCCCAACGTGAAGTTGATGGAGGAGGTCAAGGCGGAGATCACGTCGCGAAACCCCCGACGCGACTGATCTCTATGAGTGGCCGGGGGCTGTCGATCTCGCCTTCCCCCTTGCCGATCCGGCCCCCGGCCCTCACTTATCTCAGGGAGTCCAGATGTTGGTGACCGACGCCGACCAGTTGTATGACGCAGTTGGCTACTTGCAAAACGAGGCAGAGTTCTTCTGCTTCGACGTAGAGACGATCGGATTCCGGGGAGATCCCTGGAGGAACGACGTCGTATGGATTGGGATCGGGGATGACAAGCACCAGTGGTCAGTTCCCCTGAACTTCCCCAACGGGGATCTGATCGAGGAAGGCTTCCCCCTTAAGGACACTGAGGATCTCCGCGAGCGGCTGGCCCGCGGACTTAAGCCCCGCAAGAGCGATTACTCAGTGGACCGCAAGAAGATCACTCGGACGTTTTCGGACCCAACGCCCCACCTGGACCGCACCACCGCGTTCGGGATTTTGAAGCCCCTCATGTTCGACGACAACGTCCTGAAGGTGGGGCACAACCTGTCCTTCGATGTTGGTTCGGTCGCCAAGTATCTGGGCGACATCCCCTCGGGACCTTATGCCTGCACGATGGTGGCTTCCTTCCTGGTCGACTCCAGTCGTGCCTTCGGCTACGGGCTAAAGGACGTCGCCAAGATCTACTGCGACATCGATGTCGAGAAGGGCGTCGGAGCAGAAGTTGAGAGTCACGCCTTCGAGGTCGTCTCCAAGTACGTGCTCTTGGACGTTAAGGCATCGGCCAGCGTTTGGGTCGCGCTCCGCGACCGGATCCAGACGGATCGGCTCAGCCAGGTCTTCTCTTTAGAGATGGACGTTCTGCCGGTCATCACCAAGATGCGACTGGCAGGCACGCCCATCGACACCGATCAGTTGGATCGGCTCAAGGATCAACTGGACGCCGACGCCGAGGTGGTCCGAACGAAGATTGAGAAGACTGCTGGGCGCAAGTTCAACTTGAACGCCAACAGCGACAAGCAGGCCCTGCTGTACGGACCTAAGGACCAGGGAGGTCGAGGCTTGCGCCCAACGACTTTGACTCCTAAGGGTAAGGAGAAGAAGCGCGCAGGCATTCCGTTGACGATCTCCGACTACTCGGTCAGTGCCGAGGCTTTAGAGGTTTTCCGCGGGAAGGACCACCTGGTAGACCTGCTCTTGGAGCACGCTGGCCTCAGCAAACTGCTGTCCACTTACGTGCTCCCGTACCGCGGAGACGAAGCCAAGAAGGGCCTGGTTGACAACGGCCTTATCCACACCGACTTCAATCCCATCGGCGCGCAGACAGGACGCTTTTCGTCGCGGAACCCGAACCTCCAGAATGTCCCCAGTAGCGGCACCCACTACGGAAGGCTCATTCGAGACCTCTTTGTGGCGCCGCCCGGACATAGTCTTGTCGTCGCCGACTACAGCCAGATCGAGCCGCGACTTATCGCAGGCTTCTCCCAGGACGCCGTCATGTTGGAGACGTACCGAGACGGCGGGGACATCTACACCGCCATCGGAGACCGGATGGGCGTGGACCGCAAGGCAGGAAAGGTCCTCGTCCTTTCCATCGCCTACGGCGTCGGCCCCGACAAGATATCCCGTCAACTGGGAATCGCTGCGGACGAGGCCAAGTCACTTCTGGACGACTTCGGGGACAAGTTCAAGAGCATCAACAAATTGAAGGCCTTGACGATTAAGCAGGCCAGGATGCAAAACCCACCATTCGTGTCGACCATCACAGGCCGTCGGCGCTATCTGCCGGACCTTGACAGCGACACCGGGTGGATTCGGGCCAAGGCCCAGCGCCAGGCGTTCAACACCTTGATTCAAGGCAGCGCCGCTGACGTCATGAAGATTGCTCTCGTACGGGCTGACCAGATGCTCCCGGAGGGCGCGTACCTCGTCCTGACCGTCCATGACGAAATGGTCGTAGTGACCCCGGACGCACTCGTTGAGGAGTCCATTCATGCCGTGACCGAGGCCATGGAAGGCGTCTACATCCCACGCCTCGGGGTTCCACTGAAAGCAGAAGTAACCAGCGCACAGAGATGGGGAGAGGCCAAGTGAGCAATTCATCGTGGTGGGAGAAGAGACTGGGTTCGCCGAACCCACAGCCCGCCTCACCAAGGACTTCGTCGTATCCACCTTCGCCACCGCCTCCTGCGCGCCTGGCTCCGACCCCGCCTCCTGTGGCCCCCAACGTTCAGGTCACGCCTTCGAACTTCGCTGAGGTCTCCACGCAGTGGCACGGCGGCGAGGCCTCCCAGCGAGAGACCGGATCCTGCCCCAACTGCGGCAGCAACCTGTACTTCTCCCGATCTAACGCCGGGGGCCTCATCTCAGAATCCGGCGGAACTGTTGCACCCGCTCCCCGCTGCTACGCCTGCGGTTACACCTATGGACGAGACCTTCAAGGAGTACCCCCCGCATGATTAACGACGACGCGAAGAAGATCGTGGCTCTTCTGAACAAGAAGTTCGGAGGTGGGGTGGTTGTTCTCGGCAGCGACATCCACTCTGAGGTCATCCCGCGGTTCACTACAGGCTCGGTTACCTGGGACTACATCCTTGGTGGCGGTCTCCCTGGTAATCAGTGGACTGAACTGATTGGGGAACCCAGCCATGGCAAGACTATGTTGGCCCTCAAAACCATCGCTGCCAACCAGGCGAAGAATCCCGATTTCACCACTGTGTGGGTCGCCGCGGAGGCGTGGGTTCCCCAGTACGCCCAGATGTGCGGCGTCGATACCGACCGAGTCATCGTCGTAGAAACGACCGTCATGGAGGAAGCCTTCGACGCAGTCATCGCCTTTGCCGAGTCTAAGGCTGTGGACGCCATCGTGGTCGACTCCCTACCCGCCCTGGTGCCGACACCCGAAGCCGACAGGACCATGGAAGAGATGACCATCGGTCGTGGAGCCCTGCTCATCAACAAGTTCTTTCGCAAAGTTGGAGCAGCCATGAAGCGTTCTCTAGTTGAAGAGGAACGGCCGGTTCTCGGAATCATCATCAACCAGTGGCGCTACAAGATCGGCGTCATGCACGGAGACCCGCGCACCACACCAGGCGGCGTGGGCAAGGACTACGCATTCTTCGTTAGGTGCGAGGTCAAGAGGGACGAGTGGATCGAGATAGGCAGCGGCCAAAACAAGAAGCGCGTGGGCCAGTCCGTTCGGATCAGGACCCTCAAGAATAAGTCCGCACCCCCTCAAAGGGTCGCGTACGTCGACTACTACTTCGACGACGGTGGCGACATCCCGGTCGGCTCATACGACACCGCCAAGGAGATCGTTTCGATGTGCAACGTCTTCGACATCTTGGATCGCAAGGGAGCCTGGTACTACTACGGCGACCGCAAGTGGCAGGGCCTCGAAGCCGTCCTTGAGTCCGTCCGCGAGGAGATCGACCTTGCTGAGGAACTCACCGCCAAGGTGATGGCCATGGACGACCGTCCGATGGCGGTGTCGTGAAGACCCACGGACAGAAGCAGTCACAGGCACACGAAAAGCGCCTGGAGAAGATTCTCGGAGGTTCCCGCACCGCGGCTTCGGGAGCCTTCTGGTCCCGCAAGGGCGACGTCCGGTCGGAGGACTACCTGGCCGAGCACAAGTACACGGCTGCCAAGTCTTTCTCGCTCAAAGCATCCGAACTGAAGAAGGTCGAGACTGAGGCCCTGCTCGTCGGACGCACTCCGATCTTCTGCGTGTCACTGGACGGGCGCGACTACGTCGTCCTGCTGGAGGACGACTTTGTTGCCATCACCGGCCTCGATAAGACGGCTGACACGCCGTCTTAGTGACGTAACTTGCACTGCGTATCCCGATTACATAGAGTTCAACCAATCGTGAAGGGAGTCACCCACCTAATGCGCCCTCTTGCCGTAAATGACAACAGGACACCTCAGGAGGGTGCATGGTGGCTGAGCCCGAATGGGCCTGGCGCTACGAAGCCAAGTGCGCGAAGAACGACGTCCCCACGGACCTCTTCTATCCGCCCCGAGACCGACGCCTCTACAAGGGCATCGCAGACAAGGCCAAGGCCGTCTGCTGGGGCACGGACGGTCAAGGTGAATGCCCTGTCCGTCGTGCATGCCTTTGGTACTCCCTGGAGACCCAGGACACACACGGGATTTGGGGAGGACTTTCACACCGTGAACGCTCGCACCTTCGCAAGCGGTACCGCAAGGAGCACCCACAAGTCTCCTTCAAGGCATGGATCCTGAAGGGGCCGGGCGGAGATGCCAAAAAAGCAAAGCGCTCTGGCGCAGTGGATGGAGACGAAGAAGGCACCGACTCGTCTGATTGGTGACATCGAGCGGCATCTCCTGGAGAGACCCGCCGACACCTCTCGTCGACAGGACGTTCTTCACCCCAGTGAATTGGTCAAGGACGACTTCTGCCCACGGGCGGCGTACTACCGACTTCTTGGGTACACGCCACCAGTGGAGCGCCATGCACTACGTCTGCAGTCCATCTTCGATCACGGCCACTGCATTCATGCCAAGTGGCAGAACTACCTCGCAGAGATGGGCTGCCTCTACGGCCTCTGGAAGGCATCCGACGACAGCACCTTCTGGAGCATGTCCAGCGACATCGTTGACCTGTCGGAGGTCAAGTACAGAGAGGTTCCCCTCTACGACCTGGATCTTCGGATTGAGGGCTCGGCTGACGGCTGGGTCAAGGGCCTCGGCGACGACTTCCTCATCGAGATCAAGACCATCGGACCGGGCACATTCCGATTTGAGGCCCCGTCTCTACTTCGAGACGGCCGCGACATCTTCCAGGCCTGGAAGGACACACGACGTCCCTTCCCCAGTCATCTGCGCCAGGCCCAGTTGTACCTGGAGATCCTGCACAGGATGGCCGACAAGGATCTCATCGACTCTGCTCCGGAGGAAGTCGTCTTCATCTACGAGTTGAAGGCTGATCAGAGCGTTAAGGAATTCAACGTTCCGTACGACCCTTCGATCTCCGAGCCCGCCATTCAGGAGGCCGCCCGTGTGGTGGCCGCTGTCGAGGCACAGCAGGTACCGAACTGCGTAAAGACTTCCGGATCCTGCAAGCAGTGCGCATCCTTCGGGGATGCCTCATGAAGAATCTCATTCTTGGTCGGCAGTCTCAGTCCGCAGTATCACAGGCCGTCTCTCAGGGAATACCTCTTTGGGACAGGCCCAATAGTGACCTTCCGCGGATACCCCCGGACCTCACCGCAGTCGACGACGAAGACTTGATGGTCCTGTATTCCTCACTGACCGCGTGGGCGGACTTCGTATCCACTCAGGTCTCCTGCGCTCAGGTCGACGAGCGGGCATCTGAGAAGGAACTGTCCCAGAAGGAAAGTCTCCTGATGCTTTCCTACGGAGACCGCGGGGACCGGGTCACCTATGCCAGAGCACAGGTCGCCTCTGACGAGGTCATCACAGCCCTGAAGGCCGAGGTCGAGCAGCGATACGCCTACCGCAAGGTCGTCGAAAGCCTCCTGGCCAACATCGAACGCGACTCGCAACTGGTCAGCCGTGAGTTGACCCGAAGAACTTCCAGTCGAAACAAGACACCCATAAGTAGATGGTCTGCATAAGGAGCACAATATGAACGCAACACGGATGACCAGCACGTTCATCACTGCACATTCCCGTAGCGAGTCCGAGCGGGAGTGGCTTTCCGGGGTTTTCAAGATTATGGTCCGGGTGGCCCGCCGCAATCGCCAGTTCTCCATGGATTCCATTTGGGAACACTTGGACCGCGCGTACCTCCGGGGGTCCATCGTCAACGACGGCAAGGTGGACCACCGGATTTTGGGACCGATGCTCCGGCATATGGCCCGCGACGGCCTGATCTCGTCTTCTGGGTACTACGTCAAGAGTTCCCGGCAAGGAGGCGGCTCACGCCCGATCACCGTTTGGACTTCCCACGTCTACGAACGTGTGGCCGTCTCCGCATGAGTCACATCCCGGACTGGGAAGGCTTGCCCAACGGATTCAACCCAGACGCTGGGCTTGAGTTCATCAGGACGACCCTTCACTACCCGAACCCAACTCGGAAACTGATCGCCGAAGCGGGTGTCCGCATGACTTGCCTGCTCATCCATAAGAACGAGCGGTACGGCAACAGCGCGCTGGAGCCAATCGAAGTCTTTGCTCGCGGGGTCAGTCCCGAGCAGCGGATGGCCGTCCGGATGGACGACAAGATCAACCGCATCGTCCGCGGTATGGGCATCAGCGGCGGAGACGCCGAGGATCCCCGCGTCGATCTGGCTGGGTACCTCCTATTGGACGTTGTCAGGTCGTGGCAGGAGTCCGGTGATGGCTAGTCGTCCTGTTGTTGTCCTGGACGCGTCTCAACTGGCCCAGGCATTCGCGGTCGGGGATGGTCGAGACCGGGAGAACATCGGGAAAGGTGACGCGGTCTACTACGACCCGGACCGCATGGAGGACAACCGCATCGCCTCACGGGCATCTGTCGTTGCAGAGTTGGTGGTGGCTACCTTCTTGAAACTGGACTGGGGCGCCCAGGTCTGGAAGCGCGAGGACCATGAGATCTACCGGGACACCCCCGATGTGGGACTGAACGTTGAGGTCCGGCGAACGCGCAGCGCGCAGGCCCCACTCACGGTCAGGAAGCGCGATCTGCAGAGGAAACCTGACAGGGTTGTGGTTTCAGTCTTTGTGGATTCTGCAGATCTCACTCAGGGTCAGATCATGGGCTGGCTCCCTGCGCTGGACGCCTGGGATCAGGGCTACAAACCGCACTATCCCGATCCCAGGAATGAGGTCCGGGTGGTCCCTTACCCGTTCCTATATCCGATCACTGACTTCGACAGGCTCACAAACTACGTGGAGTTGCCGTGGCTACCTCGGCTTACGTCGGCCTAGACCCCAGTTTGACTGGGTTCGGTGTGGCCGCCATTGGCGAAGAGTACTGGCAGACCTGGTTGCTGAAGTCGAACAAGCGTGGCATCGATCGCCTGCTGGATTTGTCATACCAGTTGTCCGATGTCTTCGCCGAGATTGGTCGGCCGATTGGCGATGTTGCTGTTGAAGACACCGTGCGGGCATCCCTGAGCGCATCGGCCCTTGGCGAATTGGCCGGAATCGTGAAGATGACCTGCCACACCAGTCTGAACGGACCAGGCAAGTACCCGCTTCGGGTCCCCCCCACCACCCTGAAGAAGTACGCCACGGGTCGTGGCAACGCGAAGAAGCCCGAGGTCATGCTTTCGGTATACAAGAAGTGGGGTGTGGAGATTCTGGACGACAACCTCTCGGATGCGTACGTCTTAGCGAAGATTGCAGCCGGTCACGCCACCACGGCATACGAGAAGGACGTCATTGACCGCCTTAGCGACCCCAAGTTCCGCGACGGCCCCAATGTTTAGGGGTACGCGCGCTTCTGGCTTCCGTACCGTGGAGACGACGTCTACACATCGTTTCCCAGAGGATCACCGTGAGCGAAACATCCGAACCCGGAATCGTCGGACTTACCGACGACCAACCCCTGCGGGTATCCGCGGGCTCCAATCCACAGTCCGTCGCGTCCGCGATTGCGCATGCCCTCTACGAGCACAAGTCGGTTCGACTGCGTGCCGTGGGGGCTGGGTCAGTCAATCAGGCCGTCAAGGGCATTGCTATCGCTCGGGGCTACGTGGCCCCTCGCGGGTACGACCTGGTTTGCAAGCCGGGGTTCACGACAGTCACGTCACGGGACGGCGAGATATCGGCAGTCCTATTCGTAATCTCCGTTGTTTGACGCTGACGCTGGGCCTTTGCGTATCTACCTTGGATGGTAGGAAGGGAGACCTTTATGTCTGACTGGCGCGTCTCTAGCCCCGCGGTTCGTCGTCGTTCCGGCGCACCCAACAATCACTACGACTCGGTGGGCCCGCGCCCGCGAGTGAGTCTCCCGACCCCGGAGGAGGCCCTCGCCGGTATGGCGCGTGTCGGCAGCCCCCGGATCCCGATGGGTACCTCAATGGTGCACGACTTCGTGAACACCTCGGGAGCCCCGCTGCGTGGCACCTTGATGCCGCGTGGCAATAAGCAGTCCGGCGGGGCCGTTTACGAGAACCAGACGATTCCCCCGGCCAGCCCCGGCACTCCCGCCAACCGCACCAACATCCCGCAGGAGCGACTGGGCGCGCAGTACCGCGTCAGCGCGTACGTCCCGCCGCCCGTGGGCCCCGAGGCCGCTCCCACCCAGGCCAACGGCCGCATCATCACCTCGGCGATCACCCGCGAGGGCAACTTCGGCGACGCGATGGGTAACGCCTACCGGCAGTAGTGATGGCAGACAACAACGTCGCGTCCATTCAGTTCGCGCAGCAGCAGACTCCCCCGTCGTATCACCGCGAGGGTGTTTCCATCGGCCGTGAGCCTGAGGTGGAGACGCCAGTACCCCTATCCGGCCAGACCATGTCGTCGTCCGACCAGGCAACCATGTGGCGAGTTCGTCACGGTCGCGGCGACAAGCCCCTGCCCTACAGCCGCAAGACCAGCGGAAGCATTTACCGGTTCGACCAAGGGTCCTAGTGAACTAGGCACCACCACTACTACACGGAGCATCCCTTGACCACCAAGACGTTCGTCGGGTCGGCCAGGCCAACCGTCATCAAACCGGCTCGACCCCCAAAGAAGGTCCCCGCCCTGCTTAAGGGCTGGAAGACTGCCGTCATTCTCCCCGACCCGCAGTTTGGGTACCGGCAACTCGATAACGAGTTGGACCCATTCCACGACGAGAAGGCCATCTCGGTGGCTCTGCAGATTCTGGCGGCGGTGGCTTCGGAGACCTTGGTCGACGAGATCATCAATCTAGGCGACTTCCTGGACCTGCCTGCCCACTCCAAGTACGAGCAGCACAACACCTGGCAGAACACCACGCAGGCCGCTATCAACGCCGGACACGACTTCTTAGCCCGCCAGCGAGCAACCTCGCCGCGTTCGAAGATCGTGGTCCTGGAGGGCAACCACGACAAGCGCATCGCTGACCGGATCATGATGTTCAACGCTGCCAGCGCCGGGCTGAAGCGGGCAGAGATTCCCGACGACTGGCCTGTCATGACCGCGCCGTTCCTGTTGAGGATCAACGACCTCGACGTCCATTGGCTCGACGGTTACCCAGCCCGCAAGTACTGGCTGAACGACCACATCAAGTGCGTGCATGGAAGCATCGTGAAGTCCGGAGGATCCACGGCCAGCGCGTACTCCCGCGGTGACCGGACGTCCACCATCTTCGGGCATATCCACCGCATCGAAATCCACCACACGACTCAGCAGGACCGCCAGGGCGCGGTGCGCCTGTTCGCTGCTACGCCGGGATGTCTGTGCCGTACCGACGGGGCTGTGCCTTCCGCCAAGGGGGCTATGGATCTCACGGGCCGTCCCATCAAGTCCTATGAGGACTGGCAGAACGGGATGCTGGTCCTGCGGTACCGCGAGGATGATCCCCGCTACAGCCTCGACCCCATCCACATTCAGGACGGGTGGGCTCTCTACGCGGGTCAGGAGTTCGTGGCCGACTAGGTACGATCCAGTCCAAGAATCTGGTCCCTGGTCATGTGCGGGTACTGCATCTGCATGTCCGCCACGCTGAGGTCCACAAGTTCTGGATCCGAGTGCTCGACCGCCCACCTGGCGGCCTCCTGGTAGGAGTCCGTCTCCTGCGGCGATCTCCAGCCGCAGTAACAGGACGCGTAGTGGCGGTTGTCTGCGCCTTCGAACGTTCCGGCTATATGCCCCAGCATGTTGTTCCCCCTTCGGGTGGTGATTTTAGGCCGTACAGGTGTAATTCGCACTTGGACAATGGATTACATGAGCCATCGTATCGCAAGTCAGCAGTTCTCTGACTACGTCGCCGAGCACGGCGGCGCTTCCATGAACATGGCTACCGGTCAGATGGCCCAGGGACCTGGCTTCATGGTCGCTCATCACGGCGCCGAGACCAAGACCCCGGGATCGACACCCACGCCCGGAGACATTCAAGACTTCGCTGACAAGCACTACCCGTCCGTTCAGGGAAACCGCGAGGCTCACCTCGGGGCTTGGGGAAACGTCCTCGACGTCAGCGAGAAGGCTTCCATCGGCTCAGAAGCCCGTCGCCTCGGCCGCGTTCACCTTCAAGAAGCCACCTACGCACTTGGCAGTGCGTCCTCTCCGTCCGGTACTCCGACGCGCGTCAGTTCCACCGAGACCACGGACACCCTCAACCGTCCCTACGGGGCCGATGTCCTGCTCAGTCTGGGACGTACCCCCAAGGCTGAGCGTGAAGCACCCCGTGTAGTCGGGGAAGACGGCCCTCGCAAGCGGACCACTACCCAGGTACCGAAGCGGCCCGACGAGGACACCCCGATCTACCGCGACATGGCTGACCCATCCGTGCAGGCCGATTCCGCGTGGGCGCGCTCCAAGAACGCGAATGACTTCAACCTCAACGAGGTCGACAACGACGCCTGGTCCATGACCAACCGGCAGAACCGCCGCGTGGCACAGCCCGACGGAACGTCCAAGAGAACCGGCCTCGGAAACGTACTGCGCACTATCAATCGCGGACGAACCAACGAAGCCCGCGGCGCGGGCCTAACTGTCAATCCCAGCAAGGGATGGCACCCGGTGACCGCTGGGCCCAGCAAGGTGCGTTCGTCGCAGTTTGAGAGAACCCCGGTTGCGCACAGCGCTGGCCTGGAGTCCGAGCGAGCGACGCCACGGGGTGACGAGAACGCAGAGTACTTCCACAACCAGGTCCTCGGCGCCGTCGAG